TGGGCTGAGAAGCAATCTATTGTTATAGGGACAGATGGAAAAGAAAGAGTTTCAAAAGCTGAAATCTTAGTAACAGAAGATCTGGACATTCAAGGGCTTTTATATTTAGGTTATCTTACAGACATAGAAGATTACTATGAGAGCAATGGGACTACAATTGATTTGGATAGCGTAGACGATGTATTTGAGATTATAGCGTTCAATAAAGTTCCAATGATTAAGTCCAGAACAGTATATGTAAGGACAGCATTTATATAAGGAAGGAAAAGGGATGGCAGGGCAGATAACAGGATTCGAAAATGTAATGAGAAATCTCAACGCAGAAATTGCTAAGATTCAAGGAAGATCTATGGTTGGACTTATTAAGGGTTCAATTATTATTCGTAGGGATATGGAACAAACCCCTCCATTAATTCCTGTGGACAAAGGTAATTTAAGAGCATCCTGGTTTACAAGTCCTTTTTATGTAGCGAAAGGCCCAGCTTTAGTAATGGGATTTTCTGCTAATTATGCTGTTTTTGTTCATGAGAATATGATGGCTAAGAATTGGGGAAGGCCAGGCGCAGGCCCTAAGTTCTTTGAAGCATCTATAAAGAGAAATCAAGGAGCAGTTTTAAAAGTAATTCAAGAAAATGCAAAAATAAGATAAAAATTATGAATCCTCCAAGTGAAGATTTTAAAGATATGCTGGCAGCAGAAAGTGGAATATCACTAACTTTCGGGACAGATTTGTTCATAGGAAGAGAACCTGCTTTGCCAGATAATTGCGTGACCATATTTGATACTATGGGATCGAAACCTGATTTAACTTTGGATCAATTAAGCCTTTACAACCCATCAATACAGATACGGGTTCGTAATCTATCCTACGTAACGGGATGGGCTTTAATCCAATCACTCGCAGATGCGTTACACGCCAGGGCACAAGAGACGTGGAACAGTACGTTATACTCGGTTATTTATACAGCTAGTGGGCCAGCGATGCTCCACTGGGATGATAATAATCGTGTGGTATTTATTATTAATTTTAATATACAACGCAGATAATAATATCTAGTGTGGTATATAAACAAAGGAGGAAAAAATGAGTAGCAGTGCAGTAAATAGTGTTGGTACGGTATTTCAGAGATGGAGTGGTTCAGCCTGGGTGAGTATTGCAGAAGTAAAAAGCATATCAGGACCAGGAATGACTCGTGAAACTATTGATGTTACCAATTTAGATTCTACTGGGGGATACAAAGAATTCATAGCAGGTTTTCGTGACGCAGGTGACGTAGGCTTATCTATGAATTACACTCGAGCAGGATTTAATATTATACAGACAGATTTTGAAGATGACACTCTTCAGAATTACCAAATGGTTCTTTCTGATACAGACTCTACTTCTATTGAGTTTGAAGGTCTCGTAGTTGAGATGCCTTTAAGCGTTAATGTAGGAGAAGCAATCGGAATGGAAACTAAAATTAAGATCAGCGGAGCACCAGAAATTGGATCCGGTGGTAGTGAATCACCTGCTTAAAAACAGGAAGTAATTAATGATCTAATCAAGATATTTTACAAATTAAAAATAATCAAAAAATGAGTTTAGATAGAAAAGGACTTTTAAAAAAGGATAAATTAAAAATTGAAAAAGTAGAATTGGAAATCGACGAGTTAGTTCATATCCGTCAGATGACTGGACGTGAAAGAGATCGCTTTGAGCAATCTTTGGTGAAAATAGTTAAAGGCAAAAAAGGAGTAACAGAAACACAACAAAGCTTAGAAGATTTTAGAGCTAAATTAGTTGTCTGTTGCGCTTGCGATGAAGAGGGAAAGCTTTTACTGCTTCCTAATGACGTTGAAGCGTTAAGCACTAGTATGAGTGCCTATAAGTTAGAGAAGCTTGTAAACGTAGCTCAACGCCTTAATAACATATCAGCAGAGGATGCAGAGGAACTAGTAAAAAATTAAGAAGCCGTCCAGAGCGGCAATTCTATTTTCGATTGGCAAAGGAATTAGGTTATGCTCACCCGGATCATTTGTTAGATGATTTAACATCTTCGCAAATATCAGAATGGATAGCATACGACAGAATAGATCCAGTAGGAAAATGGAGAGATGATTTTAGGTTTGCTTATTTAAGTTCTTTGATTACAAATCTAGTTATCCAGATAAATGGAAAGAAGGGCGCCAAATTAACGAGTACAGACGACTTTATGTTTATCTGGGATGAAGTAGAGAGGGAAGAGAAACAAGGGCAATCAACGGATGAAATGAAACAAATATTTTTAAGTATAGCAGCATCCAAAAAACGAAAGAAAAAATGAACATAGGAGCACTTACAGCAACATTAGGAGTTAATTCAGTAGGCTTGCAATCGGCTGCGGTTGCTATGAAGCGATTTCAAGTTACTGCAAATGCCTCCATTAATAAAGTAAACGCTTCTTTGGCTACAGCCGGGGCAGCGATGAAGAAGTTTGGAGGAGCAGCAACTAAATATCTTACTTTGCCTTTGGCTTTAGTAGGGGCTGCTGCCTTTAAACTACATAAAGATTTTGAAGCTTCAATGGCTAAGATTACAGGCTTGGTTGGGGTAGCAAGCTCTCAAGTAGATGCTTGGAAAGAGGATATTCTCGCAATGGGTCCAGAGTTAGCAAAAGGGCCAACAGAACTAGCAGATGCTTTATTCTTTATCACTTCGGCTGGTATTAGAGGAGCAGAAGCAATGGAAGTCTTGAATATGTCCGCAAGAGCCGCTACAGCTGGTTTAGGGGAAACAAAGGTAGTTGGAGATTTAGTTACCTCTGCAATGAATGCCTATGGTCCTGCTCTTTTAAATGCAGCGCAGGCTACAGATGTTTTAGTAGCTACAGTAAGAGAAGGTAAAGCGGAACCAGCAGAGTTAGCTTCCTCAATGGGTATGGTATTGCCAATTGCTTCAGAAATGGGAGTTAGGTTTGATCAGGTAGGTGCTGCTATTGCAGGAATGACTAGAACAGGTACAAGTGCTGCTACTGCTTCAATGCAATTACGACAAATTTTAGCAAGTCTTTTGAAACCTACTCAACAGGCAGAAGATGCGTTAAAAGGAATGAATACTAGCTCAAAAGATTTACGAGATACAATAGATCAAAAAGGTTTATTGGCTGCTTTGATGGAAATAAAAGATTTAACTCACGAATATGGACAAGATGTGATGAGTACCGTATTTCCAAACATTAGAGCTTTATCTGGGGTACTAGATTTAATGGGTAAAAATATGAAGGGGAATGTTGCCATTTTCGAATCTTTGGAGAATGCAACTGGTTCTTTAGATACCGCTTTTTTAAGCGCCTCACAGACGGCAGAGTATAAGTGGAATAAAGCTATGGTTACAGGGAAAACATTGCTTACAACCCTTGGAAAGAGCGTTACAGAAGCATTTATTCCTATATTAGAAAGTTTAATGAATAAATTGGGTGCTTTAACTACTTGGTTTAATAATTTATCGGATACTACTAAAAGAGTTATTATGGTAATTTCTGGAATTGTTTTAGTGATTGGGCCAGTAATTTCTATCCTTGGTATTTTAGCTGGTACAGCAATACCAGCGGTATTAACTGGTATTGGTTATTTGATAACTGCTTTCTCTGCATTAACAACAGCAATGTTAGCTAATCCTATAACAGCAATCGCAGTTGGATTAACAATAGCAGCTGTTGCAATGGTTAGATATTTGAATAGAACAAAAGAAGCTACTGCAGCCCAAGAAGAATTTAATCGGATAGCATTTGATGTTTCTGCTTACTCTAGTATTAAAGAACAAATGGCTTTTGTTGGACAAATGAATATGGCTCAGGTAACTGCAACTCAAGCGAAAGTTAAAAATCAAATCGCAGTAGAACAACAACATACTTTAAAATTGAAAACAGAGTTAGCCAGTAGATTAAAGAATGATAAAGTATTGGCTAATTTGAAAGAGAAATTTAATACTGTTAAAGAATCTAATTGGAGTCATACTACGAAAGCGCATTTAGCTCAGCAAATAAAAGATCGGAAAGAATATGTTGCAAATGATTTAGAGCTTGAGTACGGAAAGAATCAGACGATGTTGAAAGACTTTTCTACTTATGCAGCTCAACTAAAAACGCAACGGGATGCTCTTAATAATGTAGGGAAAGTTAAAGAAACAGGAGGTTATACAAAAGAGCAACAGGAAGTATTAGATAATTACGCGGCTTCAATGCTTTTCTTAGATGCTAAAACTGCAGCATATAATGGTACAATTGATTTAAGTTCTGAGAAACTTAGTCTTTATCAACAAACCATAGATGGATTGTTAGGGGCTTCATTAGATCCTATGGATGTAAAAATCCAAGATTTAATAAAACACCAAACTTCTTTAAATAACGCTGTAGATGCCGGGAGTGAT